TCAGAAGGTTGGGGGTTCGAGTCCCTTCGAGCGCACAGCACCACCCGAGACGCCCTCGGTCCCCCCATCGGGACCGGAGGCGTTTTGCGTTTCCGCGCCCGTCTCGATCCAGACGAGCGGGACGCCCGTGGCCATGGCCCAGGCGATCAGCCCCGCACGACGCGGCTTGACCTTGCCGCCCTCGTAGTTGCCGATCGTGTTCCGGGACAGGCCCGTGACGTCGGCGAGAGCGCCCATGTCGTAGCCGGCTGCCTCGCGCGCCTTGCGCAGACGATCGGCGACCGTCCACGTCGGAATCCGGCCCGGTTGCCCAATCGGTTGCATTGTCATGTAGCAAGGCTAGCGCCCAAGAACAGGTCAATTCCACGAAACACGGCGTGTCGTCCCGCTTGTGCACGTGCACAACTAGCAAGTTGTGGACATGCACAACTTGGACCTGATGACCACCACTCAAGTGGCGGTCGCACTCGGCATCAGCCGCCAGGCAGTCCTCCAGCGCGTCGAGGCGGGCTCGCTCAAGCCGTCCGCGAAGCTCCCCGGCCAGACCGGCACCTACCTGTTCGAACCGGCTGACGTCTGCTCGACGGGCCGCGGAGCCGCCGCGTGAGCGTTGAAGCCATGGCGCTCGCGCTGCACCACTCGAACGCGAAGGGCACCACGAAGCTCGTGCTGCTCGGCATCGCGAACCACGACGGCGACGGCGGCGCGTGGCCCTCGGTGCCCACGCTCGCCCTCTACGCGAACGTGGACGAGCGGAGCGTCCAGCGGGCTATCGATCAGCTGGTAGGCGCCGGCGAGGTCGCGCGCGACTTCCAGGCCGGCGGGCTCAGGGACATGGCCGACCACGACCGCCCGAACCTCTACCGCATCCGCCTCAGCTGCCCGCTGAACTGCGACGGCACGACCGCCCACCGCGTGCTCTGCACGACGTGCGGCAAGCCCCTCAAAGCCCGCGAGCGACGTCTCCGCGTGCTCCACCACCGCACCGACGAGTGCACCCCACACCGGGTGACGTTCGCGCCACCGGGTGACGCCAGTGTCACCCCCCGGGTGACGCCAGCGCCACCCCGGGGGGGTGACGCCAGTGTCACCCAAACCGTCCTCGAAGAACCACCCGTAGAACCGCCCACTCCACAGGTCCTAACGCGACCACAGACCGCGCGCGTCATCGCCAACGACTGCCGCGGTTCCCGCAGCGGTCGTCACGACTTCCACCCCGAGACGGGGCACTGCCGCAACGCCTGCGGCACCCGCGACGAACGACAGGACCCCCACGCATGAGCACCCTCACGACCCGCTGGCGCGTCGAGCGCGGCGGAACGACCACACACCGCCTCCCGGGCTGGTTCGCCGTCCTGACGGCCTCTGATGGCTCAATCGCGCGGTGCGCTCACGTGCCGTCGTTCGAGGACGCCTGGAGCGTCGTGGACGCACACACGGAGCCGAGCGCATGACCCCGGACATGGACAACGACCCGCGCGTGCTGATCGCACTCGCCCTCGTCGCCTGGGCCGTCGCCCTCTGGCCCATGGCCCGAGCGCGTGTCGACACCTACTTCGCAGCACGACGAGCGGCACGAGCAGCACGAGCACCGAAGACGAACCGCTGGAGGAACCGTTGGCACTGACGACTCACGACCAGGGCGGCGCTCCGCGCCAGGCTCAGGACGGAAGCACGAAGCGCGTCGTCCTCGCCGGCTCGCTCTATCGGAGTGGCATCGCCCGCGACTCGCTCTGGATCGCCCTCACGTTCGCCGGCGGCACCGACTCGACGCTGGTGTATGGCCCCGGCATCTTGATCGACCTGGAAGTCCTGATGCTCGCCGAGAACCTGGAGGCCGGCCGTGGGTAAGTACATGACGCCGGCGGAGGTCGCCGAACTGATCCAGGTCAAGCCCGAGGCGCTCAAGCGGATGCGGCTCGCTGGCCGTGGTCCGGCGTTCGTCAAGGACGGCCGGCTGATCCGATACCGCCCGGCAGCCGTCAGCGCCTGGCTCCAGGCCTGCGAGCAGGGCGGGGACCATGGGAGGCGCTAAGCGCGGCGGTAGCGCCTCAGCGGCCCTCACACGGCGGGTGATCGAGTTCTACGGCGACATGTGCTGGCTCCAGCTGCCCGGCTGCTCGTACAAGGCCACCACGAAGGACCACGTCATCCCGTTCCACGAGGGCGGGACCGACGACATGGACAACCTCCGGCCGGCGTGCAAGCCCTGCAACAGCAAGCGCCGGAACCTCGCCATGTCCGGCGCCGGCGGGCCGATCATCACCGTGCTGATCGGCCCGCCCGCCGGCGGCAAGTCCACCTACGTCCGCGAGCACGCAAGCCCGCTCGACGTCGCGATCGACCTGGACGAGATCGCTCGAGCCCTGATGCCCGTCAAGCCCGCCCAGACGCACGTCTACCCGCAGCACGTCCGCCACGTCGCGATCGGTGCCCGCTCGGCCGCGATCCAGCGCGCACGCCGGCTCCAGGTCCCGTGCGGCGTGTGGATCATCCACAGCATGCCCTCGGCTGACGACCTCGCCGAGTACCGCGCCCTGCGCTACAAGGTCGTCACCGTCGACCCCGGCCGCGAGACCGTCGAGCGCCGAGCCCTGGCCGAGCGACCCGAGGTCATGCGACAGCACGTGGCCACCTGGTACGACATCGTCGCTCCAGCCCTCGCAGCAGCCGCACCCCGAGCCCGCCAGCCCATCACCCCGACGCCCGAGGACCCCAAGCCCATGGCATCAGCAGCAGCCCAGCGCACTCAGCCCGTCGACGGTGGGTGGTGGTGATGCGCGCGCGCCACGCTGCCACGATCCGTCGCGGTATCGCCCTGGCCCACGCGATCCACGAGCTGATGCCCTACACGGTCGGCTCGTACATCGTCACCGCTGACCGCCTGCCCGCTCTCGAAAGTCAAGCGTTCTACCGCGTGTTGTCGCGACTCCGTTTTTCTGAGCGTGGCGCGAACGACACCCAGCGTTCCCACCGTCAATCTCTCCCCCAACTCGACCAGGAAAGAAAAAATCGGAGCGCCGACAATGCCTGAACCAACCCCCGATCTACTCGCAGGATTGGACATAGCGCCCGAGTATTTCGGCGAATCAGCCGAAGAATCAGCAGTCCGCAAAGCATTGGGCGAGATAGCCGAGAAAAACCCGCTGATCGGCTCCCGGATCGCACTGGCGCGCATGTGCCTGTCTCTCGCAAAGAACATCGCGAAGGGCAACGAGAAGGGACGCGCCGTGGCGAATGAGGTCGCGACGCTCTCGCAGCTGATGGAACAACTTGACCCGCCCGCGGTCGACGCAGACACGTCCGACCTCCCACCCGAACTCCGAAGGATCGCCGATGCACTCGCAACCGCCCCCCGCCCCGGTGGCCCCACGGCAAGTAACGCCCCGGAATCCTGACCGCGCCACCTACGGAGCACACGCCGCCGCTGTCGGCGACGCCCTCGGCAAACCGTTCATCCCATGGCAGCGCCTCGCCGCCGACGTCGCCCTGGAGGTCGACTCGTCCGGCCGGTTCGTGTACTCGGACGTCGTCGTGACCGTCCAGCGGCAATGCGGGAAAACGACCCTGGACCTCGCGACGAGCACGCAGAACGCATTGATGGGGCCAAGTCGGCGCGCCTGGTACACGGCGCAATCCGGGCAGCACGCCACCGACAAGTGGCGCGAAATGGTCGAGGACGATTGGGCGTCCTCGGCGATATCGCCCCTCGCGAAAAAGCCCCGACTGTCGAATGGCTCCGAAGCGCTCAAGTTCTACAACGGCTCGACATTTCGACCGCACCCGCCTACCGTCGATTCCCTGCACTCGAAGCAGGTCGACCGCGCGTCGATCGACGAGGCGTGGGCGTTCTCGCAGACGGACGGACAGGCGCTCGTCCAGGCGATCGCCGGCGCGGCCGGCTCCCGGTCCATGGTCACCGGCCAGCGCCCACAGGTCTGGGTGGAGAGCACCGAAGGGACCGTCGACTCGACCTTCCTCAACGCCGTCCTGGCGCGCGCTCGCGCCGGCGATCCGACCGTGTGCCTGATCGACTACGGCATCGGCCCCGACGTCGACCCGACCGACCTCGACGCCGTCGCCGCCGCGCACCCCGGGTACGGCTACCTGTTCGACATGCAGACCCTCATTGACAACCTCCAGCGCCTCGGCCCCGGTGAGTTCGCTCGCGCCTACGGGAACCGCCGCACCGGCGCGACCGAACGCACGATCCCGCTGGAGGCCTGGAAGCGCGCCGCGTGGACCGACGACACCAAGCCCGAGGGGCCGGTGGCGTTCGGTGCGGCGGTCGGCGTCGACAACGTGGACGCCACGATCGTCGCCGCGGTCCGCGTCGCCGGCGACATCATCGTGACCGTCGTCCCGAACGGGCACGCCCCGGGCTCCGACTGGGTGCTCCCACGCCTCCAGCAGCTGTGCGACGAGTTCGACGCACCGGCCGCGATCGACCGCGTCGGCCCGTCCGGCGCTCTGTTCGACGCCGCCGAGCGGGCGAAACTCGACCTGGTGCCGCTCACGACCTCGGCCGTCACCGCGGCCGCGTCCAACACCCTCGCCTGGATCACCAACGAGCCGGCCCCGAAGTTCCGCTACCGCCCGCATGCCGCCCTCGATGGAGCCGCGGAGCTTGCCACCCGCCGGTGGATCGGCGACGGGGCGTGGACCTGGGGCCGGCGCGCTTCGGTCGGGTCGATCAGCGCCCTGGAGGCGAGCACTCTCGCCGCGTGGGCCGTCGACCACCTGCCCGAGAAGGTCGGCATGCAGCTGTTCTAAACCGCCCCGAAACGACCGCAAACGACCCGAGCCGACCGCTACCGACCGCCGAACTTGCCGCATGGCAGGGACCCCCTGGAGGGTTCCTGCCATGTCGTCGTTCTGGTCCCGCACCGCCGCCCTACTCAGCGCCGGCGCTCGCTCTGACGAGACCCCGAGCCCCACGCCGACGCACCCCCAGCCCGGCGTGACCCCGCCCCGCCGCGACCGCGACAGCGGCGTCTCCCAGGAACGCGCCCTGACGCTCTCCACCGTCTTCCGCGCCGTGCAAATCCACTGCACCGCCGTCTCCCAGATGCCCCTCCTGGTCGAGCGCGCCGGACAGATCGTCACCGACACCCCGGCGCTGATCCAGAAACCCTCGCTGGCCATGTCGCGATCGCGGTTCCTGGAAGAAATCACCGCCGCGCTCTACCTCGCCGGCAACGCCTACCTGCGCGTCGTCCGATCGGTCGGCGGCGAAGTCGTGGACCTCGAAGTCCTCGACCCGCGCCTCGTCACCCCGACACAGGACCGCCTCACCGGGCGGAAGACGTTCGGGTACGGGAACCGGAACGACTGGACGACCAGCGACATCGCGCACCTGAAGTTCCTGAGCATTCCCGGCATGCCCCTCGGCCTCGGCCCGATCCAGGCCGCACGCCTCGAACTCGCCGGTGCGCTCGAAGCACGCGACTACGGCTCCGGGTGGTTCAACGAGGGCAGCATGCCGAGCGGTCTGCTCCAGACCGACCAGCCCCTCAACCGCGACGAGGCCGAGCTGTACAAGCGCATCTGGAAGGGCCTGGACGAGAACGGCCAGCGCGTCGAGGGGTTCACCCCGCACGACGTGAAGGTCATGGGCAAGGGCCTGTCCTACACGCCGCTGCTGCTCAAGCCGGCCGACGTCCAGTTCCTCGAATCGCAGCAGTTCTCCACCACCCAGATCGCCCGCCTGATGGGCGTCCCCGGGTCGCTGTTCCTCGCCGCCGTCCAGGGCGGCTCGCAGACCTACGCGAACGTCGAGCAGGACTGGATTGGCTACGTCCGGTTCTCGCTGATGAACGTGCTCCGCGAGGTCGAGGAAGCGCTGACCGAGATCACCGTCCGCGGCCAGACCGTCCGGTTCAACATCGACGTTCTGCTCCGCACCGACACGAAGACCCGCTACGAGTCCTACGCGCTCGGCATCGCCGGCGGCTGGCTGGACGAGGACGAGGTCCGCGCCCTGGAAGGCCGGCCCCCGCTGAGCGCCGCCCAGCGCGAGCGCATCGCCGCCCGGAAGACGACCACCCCCGCCAAGCAGGAGACCGCCAATGCCTGACCTCGGAACGCTGCTCGCCGAGCCGCAGACCCGCACCCTGCACGTCCGATCGTTCGACGCTGACACCCGTGAGTTCACCGGCATCGCCGTCCCCTGGGACCAGGTGACCAACATCGCCGGCCTGTGGGACGAAAAGTTCGAGCGCGGGTCCATCGAGGACAGCGACGACGCCACCCTGTTCTACGGCCACGCCGAGCCGATCGGGGTCCTGACGAAGCGTGAGGACGCCGAGGGTGGCTGGACCGTCACCGGTCGGATCAGCAAGACGACCCGCGGCAACGACGTCTACACGCTGCTCCAGGACGGCGCGCTCGACAGCCTCTCGATCCGGTTTGACCCGATCGAGTACCGCGTCGACGAGAACGACGTCGTGATCCACACCCGAGCCCGCGTCCGCGAGGTCTCGGTCGTCCCGTTCCCCGCCTACACCGGCGCGAAGGTCAGCGAAGTCCGCTCGGCCGCACCCCGCACAGCCCCCCTCACCGAAGGAGACACCATGCCCGACGCCCTCACCCGCGACGACCTCGACGCCGCTCTCGCCGCCGAGCGCGCCGAGAGCAAGCGCGAGTTCGACGCCCTGACCGCTCGCCTCGGCAGCGGCACCGTCGCCACCCCGCAGTTCCGCTCGCTCGCCCACTTCCTCAAGGCCCTCGCCGGCGGCGACGACAACGCCATGGCGCTGCACCGCGAGTACACCGGCGCCGGCCTCGCCGACGCCGTCAACGCGAACGTCTGGCTGGCCGACGCGATCCGCCTGGTCGAGAAGCGTCGGCCCGTGCTCGGCACCTTCGCCCACGACACCCTGCCGCCCAAGGGCATGACGCTCGAGTACGCGAAGCTCAAGTCGGACACGACCAAGGTGGAGAAGCAGGCCAAGGAGGGCGACGCGCTCCCGTTCGGGAAGATCCAGCTGACGACCGCCAGCACCAACGTCGGCACCTACGGCGGCTACTCCGAGGTCTCGCGCCAGACCATCGACCGCGCCGAGACGGCCTACCTGAACACGCTGTTCAAGGCCATGTCCATCCGCTACGGCGTCGAGACCGAGTCCGCCGCCCGCGCGGTGTTCCTCGGCACGGTCGCCTCCGAGCGCGCCGCCGGCCACGGCCTGACGATCGACTGGGCCACCGCCGAACGAAACGACGTCCTCGACGTGCTGGTCGACGCCGTGGGCCTCTACGACGACAACGGGTTCTCGCTCGACGGCGGGTTCGTCGCCAAGGACGTGTTCAAGCACCTGGTGCACCTGGAGGACTCCACCGGCCGACCCGTGATGAACGTCACCGGCCAGGGCGTCAACCAGACCGGCTCGATCAGCGTCAAGCAGCTGTCCGGTGCGGTGGCCGACATCTCGTTCCGCATGCTCGCGAACGCCCCCGCCGGTACCGCCGCGTTCTACGACGCCGACGCCATCACCATCTGGGAGTCGTCCGGTGCCCCGTACCAGCTGCAGGACGACGACGTGATCCACCTGACCCGCGACTACAGCGTCTACGGCTACCTCGCCGGCGGGGCGCAGTTCCCCGAGGCGATCGTCCCGGTCGGCGCACCGGCCGCTCCGGTCGCGGGCTGACCATGGCTGACGCCGCCGGCGAGCACGTTGACCTCGCCGAGTACGTGGGTGCCGCCGGCGAAGCGGCCCTGCGACTCGTCGCCGACTCTGCGGAGGAAGCGGAGGCGCTCGTGGACGAGCGGATCGGGGAGACGGCCTACGCGACCGTTCCGGTCCCAGTCCGCCGGCGGGCGATCCTGGAGGTCGGCGCGGACCTGTACTGGCGGAAGGCGTCCCGCAACGGCGTCGTCGGGTTCGAGGGCCAGGACATCCAGCCCATGCGGCTCGCCCGCGACCCGATGAACACCGCGACGTCCATCCTCGCGCCGTGGGTGGTGGGGCTCGCATGAGCCCCGCCCCCCGCGTCGAGCGGGCGCAGCAGATCGCCGACCTGATCCGCGCCGCCCTGCCGGCCGACCTGTCCGACGTCGTCGTGACCATGAACGGCCTGGAGGTACCCCAGGGTGCGCCAGACGGCGCAGTGATCGTCCTCCCGCCCCGCCTGACGTTCCCGACGTACGACACGACCGAGGCGACCTGGGAGGTCTGCGTCACCGCCGGCCCCGTCGACAACCACATCGTCTCGTGGGAGCGGGTCGACGCGATCATCGCGGCGATCGCCCCCGGGCTCGACTTCACCACCGCCGAGCCTGCCGCGTTCCAGCCGACCGCCGGCCCCGCACTGCCCGCCTACACGCTCATCTACACCGACCCCGAATAGGAGCCACCGTGCCCGCCAACTCCCACGTCCTCGGCCCGGGCTCGCTCAAGCTCGGCGAGACCGCCAGCCAGCGCGAGATCGCCCAGCAGCTGACGAAGTTCAGCCTGGAGCCCAAGAGCGACTTCGAGGACGACATCCCCGTCCTGTCCGGTGACACCGTCGCCGGCGACGCCTCGACCGACTGGTCCCTCAAGGGCACCGCCAACCAGGACTACGACCTCGACTCGTTCGAGCTCTGGTGCTACCAGCACCGCCTCCAGGACGTCCCGTTCCTCTACACGCCGTCCAACTCGCACGCCGTGTCCTGGTCCGGGGTCTGCACGGTCGTCCCGCTCCCGGTCGGCGGCGACGTCAAGAAGAAGAAGAACACCGCCGACTTCGAGTTCCGCGTCATCGGCGAGCCGACCCCCGTCGACTCGGCCGGCGCACCGCTCGTCCTGACCTGATGACCGAGACGGTCGTCCAGGTCGACGGAGCCCGCAAGCTCCGCGCCGCACTCAAGCGGGCCGGCGACGACCTGACCGATCTCAAGGACGCGCACAAGCGCGCCGCCACGATTGCCGCCCAGGCATCCGCCGCCCTCGCGCCAGTCCGCACCGGACGGCTCCGCAACACCATTCGCGCATCCGGCACGAAGACCGCCGGCATCATCCGCGCCGGCACCGCCCGCGTCCCGTACGTAGCCCCGATCCACTGGGGCTGGTCCCGCCGCCACATCAAGGCTCAGCCGTTCCTCTCGGACGGCGCTCGCGACTCCGAGGGTCGCTGGCTGCCGGTCTACGAGAACTACGTCCAGAGCACCGTCGACACCATCCAAGGAGCATGACCCATGTCCAACCCCACTGTGATCATCACCCAGCACGACGGCAGCACGATCGTCGTCACCCCGAACATCGGCGACACCCTCGCCTTCGAGTCCACCCTGCGGAAGAACAAGGCCTGGGGCGCTCTCACCGACAACGCCATGCGCATGACGTTCTTCCGGGCCTGGAACGCCGCGAAGCGCGAGAACAAGACCGACCAGACCTGGGACGAGTTCTCGGCCGGCGAGCACGCCGCGACCGACGTCCGGCTCCAGCGCGACGAGGACGACGACGCCGAGGCGGTCGAGGGCCTGGGGGAATCCATCCCCGAGGGTCAGCCCACGAACTACTCGTAGCGCTCGCCCTCGAAACCGGCATCCCACCCTCGGTCTGGCGACACGAGGACCCCGACGACATCGCAACCATGGTCGACCTGATCGACCGACGAAACGAGGCACACAGTGGCGGGTAAGACCGCAGTTCTGGCCGTCCGGATCATCGGCGACGCCGCCAGCGCTCAGAAGGCCGCACGCGACGCCGAGAAGGCCGTGGACGGCATCCAGGAGCACGCCGAGAAGGTGCGCGACGGCGTCGGCGTCGCCGGCGCAGCAGCCGGCGTCGCCCTCGCCGCCGGCATCCTCGGCGCGGTCGACAACGCGCAGATCGGGAACAAGCTCGCCGGGCAACTCGCCCTCGATCCGGCCGAGTCCGAACGGCTCGGCCGGATCAACGGCGACCTGTTCGCCGACGCCTACGGAGACAGTCTCGAGCAGGTCTCCGAGGCGTCGCGTCAGGTCATCGGGAACATCGAGGGGATGCGCACCGCCAGCGACGAAATGACGAAGGACGTCACCGGCAAGGTGCTCGACCTCTCGACCACCTTCGACCAGGACCTCGGCGGCGTCACGACGGCAGTCGGGCAGCTGATGCGGACCGGCATGGCCAAGGACGCCGACGAGGCCCTGGACATCATCACCGCCGGCCTCCAGGGCAACGCCCGCGCCAGCGAAGACCTGATCGACACGTTCACCGAGTACCCGGCCCTGTTCCAGCGGCTCGGCCTCGACGGGCAGACCGCGACCGGCCTCATCGACCAGGGGCTCGCCGCCGGCGCTCGGAACACCGACCTGGTGGCCGACGCGCTCAAGGAGTTCCAGATCAGGGCCACAGACGGGTCCACGACGTCGGCTGCCGGGTTCGCAGCGCTCGGCCTGAACGCCTCCGACGCCACCGCGCAGATCGCCGCCGGCGGCGAGGGTGCCTCGCGTGGCCTCGATACCGTGCTCGATCGACTCCGTAACATGCAGGACCCGGTGGCGCAGAACGCCGCCGCTGTCGCCCTGTTCGGTACTCAGGCAGAAGACCTCGGAGCGGCCCTGTTCGCCCTCGACCCCTCCAGCGCCGTGCAGGCCCTCGGCGACGTCACCGGGGCCGCGCAGAAGCTGGACGAGACGGTGGGCCAGGACCAGGGGTTCGAGAAGCTGAAGCGCTCCGTGACGACCACGTTCACCGACATTGGAGCCGCCGCGCTGCCGGTCCTGGAGCCGGTCCTGACGCTGCTCCAGCAGTGGGCGCCGGTCCTCGGCCCGCTCGCCCTCGTCGTCGCCGGCGTCGCCGGGGCCGTCAGCCTGTTCTCCGGTGCCATGAAGGTGTTCGCCGCGGTGCAGGCGATCCAGACCGCCGCGCAGTGGGCCTCCAACGCTGCGTGGCTCGCGAGCCCGATCACCTGGATCGTCCTCGCGATCATCGTCGCGATCGGCCTCGTCGTCGCCGCGATCGTGCTCGTCGTCACCCACTGGGACCAGTTCCGCGTCGCCGGCGAGGTCGCCCTGGCCGTCGTGTCGAATCAGGTGTCCGGGTTCATCGGGTGGATCAAGGAAGCCGCCTCATGGGTAGGCCGGCTGCTCTCCGCGCTCCACGACATCGCCACGTTCAACATCGGGTCCGGCGTCAGCAAGCTCTCCGGCCTGTTCGGCGGCGGGGGCTCGTCCGCCCGCACCGTGCAGCGCGCCACAGCCGAGGTCCGCACCGTGTCCCGCTTCGCCCGCATCGCCGCCGTCGCCACCCCGACCGCGAGCACCGCGTGGAACGGGACGAGCCTCCGCGCCAGCACCGCGACCGCGCCCGCCGGCCCGACCAGCGTCACGATCGAGGTCAACACCGGCGTCGGCGACAAGACCGCGATCGGCCGCGAGATCGCATCCGTGCTCCGCGAGTTCTACCGAACCACTGGCCGCACCGTCCCCGGGAACAGCTGATGCCCGGCATGGGCGCCGTCGTCACGATCAACGGCCAGCGCATCCCGTCCACCTGGAACGGCTCCAGCCTCGTCGCCCTGGCGGACCTCTCGATCACGTGGGGCCGCGAGGACCCCTACGACCTCACCGAACCGGGCACACTCTCGCTGTCCATCATCGACCCCACCGGCGACTGGATCGCCGCGCAGTCCCTCGCCGGCATGCCCATCACCGTCACCCGCACGTCCGCCATGCTCGGCGACTTGATCGTCTTCCGAGGCCGCATCGTGTCCGCGCGTCCCGAGCGGCGGAACGTCTACAACCCGGTGACGAAGACCCGCGAGCCCGTGTGGGTGGCACGCCTGTCCGCCGGCGACACGCTCGCCGAGGCCGCGTCGACCGTCCTGGTCGGCGAGATGGGGAACGGATCGGTGGAGGGCCTGGGCGGGTGGGGCGAGCAGGGCCCCGGGACCCGTCTCGGCCACGTGTTCGACAACGGCGGCTCCCGGGTGTTCAGCAGCTACCAGGAGGTCCCCGGCGACGTCCTCGGCGACGGCACGATCTTCCGCCGGATGCACGGACAGTCTGCCGCCGACCAGCGATCACTCCTCGAGCTGATCGAGCAGTGCTATCGCACCGAACCGCTCGGCGTCGTGAACTACGACCCCGCCGCGAACGCCGTCAAGGTCGGTGGGTTCGCCGCCGCCTCGAACATCGTCCTGGTCTACAGCGGCGGCACCGTCCGGCTCCAGCTGCCGACCGGTCGCGTGATCGACGCGGCGAAGGTCGGCACGCCCGAGGGGCTCCAGGCGGAGACCACCGCGTCCGACGCGATCGACGTCGTGCAGATCTCGTTCTACTGGTACGGCAAGGACGCCAACCTCACCCCGGGCGCTCAGAAGCGCGTGATCTACACCAACCAGTTCACCCAGCGCCTGACCCGCCGCGGTGCCGACAGCGGCGGCAACCGAGTTCTGAAGGTCGCCATGGAGGTCATGTACTTCGACGTGACCGAGTTCGAGCCCGGTTATTACGACGCCCAGAACCGGTACGTCGGCTGGCTCCGCGATCGAGTGACGGACATCGTCAACACGCTCAACGGCCAGATGCGCCTCCCGACGCTCCGGCTGGACGACCGCCGGCTACCGCTCGACCAGTCGACCACAGACGTCCTCTACCGGCCATACCAGTCCGGGTCGCCCCTGTACTTCGCCGGCTCGGCGTTCAACGTGCTCCCCAACGCCGGCCCTCAGTACCAGGTCATCGGCGGCACGCTCGGCTACCGGGGCGGCTGGACGCACGACCTGACCGTCTGCCCCGTCCGCTCGTCGCCGACCCCGGTCCAGACCATTGCCGCCCTGTTCGGCACGACCTCGGCCGCACAGATCGGCCAGTTCGACTCATCCATCCGCCTCGGCGACCTCGCCACCGTCACCAAGGGACTCTGACCATGCCCCGCACCACCCCGCTCTACGGCCTGCCCGCGCTCTCGCCGTCAGATCGAGTCCGCGACCTTGCCGACATCGACTGGGCCAACGCGCAGAAGATCGAGCAGATTCTGGCGAACGAGGGACAGCTGCCCCTCGGCGCTGACCTCGTCTCGCTCATCCGCCGCGTCAACAACCTCGACAGCGACACCGGGTGGCTGCCGGTGAGCTACCGCAACTCGTTCACGAGCGGCACCGGGGCATCCTCGGCCCCGTTCCAGTACCGCAAGGTCGGGAACCGCGTCAGCTTCATGGGTGACGTCATCCGCCCCAACGGCACCCCCACCGACCGCGCCGCCGTCACCGCCAACCTGCCCGTCGGGTTCCGCCCCAAGTCCGTTCTGATCCAGCCGATCGGGCTCGCATCGTGGGTCGCCGACGTTCAGATCGACACGGACGGCACCATCGGCATCCAGTCCAGCGTCGGCCGCACCGGCGGCACCGGCTGGCCGCTCGGCGGCGTCTCGTTCCTGGTCGACTGATGACCATCGCCGAAGCCGCCGCCGCCGGCGTCGTCTCGATCTGGGACAACCCCACCGGCCGCGCCACCACGATCCTGACCGGCGTTCTCGCGACGCTCACCGCCCTGACCTACGTCATCAGGAAGCTCCGCGAACTGATCCGCTGGGTCGTCGCCCTCGCCCGCGACATCGCCGCGATCAAGCACGAAGTAAAGAACGACCACACGACCAACTTCCGCGAAGAACAGGACGAGCGGCACGGCCAGAACGCCGGCCAGCTGGGCCGCATCGATCGGAAGCTCAACCGCGTCCTGACGATCCTCGGCGACCACGACGACCGCATCGAAGACCTGGAGCACACCCGCCCTCGGAGGCCCGAATGACTCTCACCCGATCCACCCGCGCCGACGTCGAGGCGTACGCGCTCCCGCTGGCCGGCCGCTCGCGCGACCGCCTGCCCGTCCCGTGGACCGCGTCTGCCGTCATGGACGACTGCGCGGCGTTCTGCTCGCACGTCCTCTGGGGAGGCAAGCCCGGCCCGATCCTCTGGGTTGACGGGTTCAAGAGCGCCGGCGACGGCACCTACGCCGCCGGCCACGCTGACCTCGCACCGTGGGACGTCCTGTTGTTCGACTGGGAGGGCAACGGCGTCGGCAACCACGTCGAGTTCATGGTCGGCGACCTCGGCAACGGGTACGTCCGCACGTACGGCGCGAACGGCTCCGACAGCCGCGAGGCCCGCTACCGCACTCGCCCGACGCACTACATCCTCGGCCGCTTCCGCCCCGCCTGGACGTCCGCCGGCGCACCCATCGCCCACGCGGTCACTCGCCCCACCACCACACCCGTAGGAGACATCATGACCAGCAAGCTCGTCCCGCTCGACAACGGCCGAAAGGGCCGCACCGTCGCGCTCTACAACGACGAGAGCATGCGTTGCATCGTCGGCCTGAACGACGCGTCGATCTCGTTCCACGAGGCCACCGGGGTCAAGTGGGCCACGAAGGACCTCCAGGCCCGCGCAATCCTGAACGGCTACGACCGCGTCAACGGGCGGGGCGCAAGCTGATGGGCGCCCACGAGCAGACCACCACGACCGCCTCGGCGATCGCCAAGGTGCAGGAGTGCGCGAAGGGCATCACGGCGATCGTCGGCGCGGTGCTCACCGCCGGGGTGTTCGTACTGCCGGACGACATTCAGCCCTGGGTGGGCCTAGGCATGGCAGCGCTGACCGGCATCGCCACCTACCGCGTGCCGAACCGCAAGCCCGCCGCCGAGCAGACCAGCGCCGGCTACCCCGACGCACTCAAGACCGAGCCGGCCGACGCGCTCGGAGAGGACGCCTGATGCAGTACGGCACCGTCACCGGTCGGTTCCTCGCGCTCGTCGCGGACGGGACCGCCGACCCCGACCGCAACCCGGACCCCATCCCAATCCGGGGCAAGGTCACGTTCACGGCGTCCACTGACGCGCTCCAGGACGCCGCCCAGCTGGCGTCGTTCCTGCCGGCTCCGATCGAGTGCACGCTGGACGAGGCCGGCTACCTGAGCCTCAACGGCGAGCGGGGTGTGACCCTCATCGCCACCGACACCGCCGACACCGTGCCGACCGGGTTCACCTACCAGGTGAAGTTCGCCGGGCTCACCTACGGCACCACACCGATCTCGCGCAAGCCGTTCTCGATCGCCGTCCCCGCCGGCCAGACGACTGACCTCGCGATCGCCGCACCTGTCGCATCGTCCAACGGCGTCGCGATCACCCGTGGGCTCCGTGGGGAGCCTGGCAGCGACGGCACCCCGGGCGTCAACGCAGTCACCGAGTCGCTGGGTGCGCCGCCGGTGGAGGCGTTCTACGATGCCAAGCGCTGCCTGTACAACTTCCGGCCGAGCCACTTCCGCCGCACCCGCGCCGCGATCGCGCGATCGCAGATCGGGCAGGGGAGCGCCAAGGTGCTGTTCGAGGGCGACTCGAACACGCTCGGCCTCGGCCCACTGCTGGTCGAGGGCGACGCCGCCGGCCGCGCGTACGCCGCCCGGTTCCGTGACATCGCAGCTGCTCGAGGGATGACGCTGTCGGGAGACGGGCTGCTGTTCCCCGCGCCCGGCGGGGACTCTCGCCTCACCGGTGCCGGCGCGGTCGGCCAGGTGAATCCGCTGCTCGTCGCTCTCGACGGCGGGGCCTCGATCACGTTCGTACCGACGCTGACGAACAACTACTTCGGCGTCACCTACCTCAACGACTTTGCCGGCTCGCTGATGGTGACGATCGACGGGGGAGCGCCTGTGACGATCAACCGATCCGCCGCTGGCGGGTTCGCCACCTGGACCTCGCCGACCCTCGCGACCGGCCGGCACACGATCAAGATCGCCGCGCCAGCCGGCGCATCGGCACACGTCGCGTCGATCGAGGCGGGGACGCAGACCAGCGCTCCGGTTGGGCTCCGCATCGGCAAGGCCGGCGTGTCCGGCTCCCAGGCGCGTGACTGGGTCGCCGGCACCTACCCGTACCTGACGCTCGCGCGGACGTGGGACGCGGACCTGGTCAGCATCATGCTCGGCACGAACGACGCGCAGGGCAGCACCGTCGACCAGTACATCGCCGCCCTGACGCAGATGATCACGGCGCACCGCTCGGACGGCGCGGACGTGCTGCTGATCGCCCCGCCGGCCCGCCAGGAGATCGACCTGACCGAGTGGTGGACAGCGCTCTACGCGCTCGCGCTGCAGCTGGACGTTCCCTTGCTCGACCTCCGCGACCGACAGGGGCCGTACAGCGTCGCTGGCGGCTACTTCGTGAACCGACCCGATGACACGGTCCACCTGTCCTCGCAGGGCCACGACGACCTCGCCAGAGCTCTGCTGGACGTCATCCTGTAGCCCGGACGGGTCAGAGACCGCGGCGCATCGCGTCGCGGTCTCTGTGGTGCTCGCGCACGATCGCGCTCACCGCGAGCCAGAGCAGGAACGCTCCCACGAACACGGTCCCGGCGAGCACGCCACCGCCGGCCATAAAGCCGGCCATAGGGGCGTTGCTCGCCATGGTCGCGAGGTCGCCGTCGTCGCCCTTGTTCAGCACGACCACCGCGCCCACCCACAGCCCCACGGTCGTCAGCAGAGACAGAATCCAGACGACCATGAGGCCGTCGCGCCACCCATTGTTCACGGGCCGAGCGTAACCGCACGGGGCCTGTTCGGGTCAGGCCCCGGGCGGGGGTCACGAGGCGATCGCCTGGATCGTCGCGCGTCGGTCGGCGTCGTCGGTGGCGACGTAAATCCGCGTGGTCGCCGGCGACGCATGCCCGAGCAGGTCTTGCACGACGGCCAGGTCCCGGTTTACTCGGTGCGCCCTGGACGCGAACCGGTGCCGGAGCGAGTGAATCGTCCACTCGCCGGGCAGGAGTCGGTTGACGAGCTTGCCGACCCACCGTGCGGATAGGTGTCCGTCGTGCTCGCCGGGGAACAGGTAGCCCCACGGTCGATCCCGTAGGACGGCCGCGAAACCGTCTGTGAGGGGCACTGAGCGCCGTTTGCCGCCCTTGCCGTGCACGACGAGGGACCAGCCCAGCAGGGCCTCGAACACGTCGTCGGTGTGGACCTGGGCGATCTCACCCCGTCGCATGCCGCAGTCGGCCGCGAGACGCATCATGAGCCGCTCGCGCTCGTCGGCCTGCCGGAGTGCCGTTTGGTAGACCGTGTCGGGGCACGGGTGCGGCATCGGCACGGCCGGCTTGACCCGGGGGAGAGCCAAGGCGACGTTCCGCGTCGTGCGCTCACTCTCGAGTCCCCAGGCCCAGAACGTGCGGAGCGTCGTGCGTCGGCCGCGCCGCGTCTCGCGCGACCAGGCCTGGGCACCGGCCCACGTGACCAGGGCGTCCGGGGTGACGTCCCAAGGGGAATCGGTGCCGATGCGTCGGGCAAGGTGCTGGAGGTGTTGACGGCGCGTGTAGATCGTGGTTGTCGGGAGTCCTGCCGCTCGCTGCGCTGCGAGGAACCCGTCGATCTCAGCGCCCCATGCTGAGGGAATGTTCACGCTCAAGCGTGGCACTGAACGACGGGTGTCGAGACCACCGATGTGCCTACGAGCCACCGCTGCTACGCCGCTTCGAGCGCGTCGTCGGCTACAAACCAGAAGGTTGGGGGTTCGAGTCCCTTCGAGCGCACAGGGCTGGCATCGCCAGCAGGGAACACCGAACAGACGAAGGGCCCCGGCATCGCCGGGGCCCTTCGTCGTCCTGCCGTCAGACCGACCGGCTCAGGCATGGTCGTGCTCCGGGTCCGCGGGCTCGCCGCCGGAGTCGACGTCGCTGTCCTGGTCCGGGTCCTCGGTCGCGTTGCCGGTGCTCGACCCGTCGCCGAGGTCGGCGGTCCGCTGCCGCTCCTCGTCGCTGACGTCGGTCGAGCCGTCGGGTGCTGCCTGTCCTGTGGTGTCGTCGCTCATGGTGCGGACGCTACGCGCCCCGGCGCGAGTGGGTCGCAG